GGTCGGCCTCACCGCCCACTTCTGGGCAGCCTGCAAGCCAACGATCAGGTCTGGTCGACCTGCGAGCTCTTCCGTGATTTTGGGGCCTCGATCACCGGCTCTTCAGCCGTCGCCAACGTGGTCTCGTTGATGAGTTTCTGCAACTGAACGTCACCCAGCGCCGACCGCATGGCCTCCAACTGCTCCAGCGTCACGCCGCCTGTCGTGCGACCATCGGCGAACTCGATCGACTCGACCGCCGCGACGATCACCCGCAGATTCACGGCGTCGGCATACTCGCCCTCGGCGTCATCGAACGTCTTAAACTTGCGCGCATAGGTCGCATGGTCGCCAGCGGGCGCATTCTCTGGTGGCCTCGCCGGACGCTTCGGCTCTTCGCCAACCTCGGCCTTGATGTCCTTGGTCTGTTCGTTTGAGAGCGGCCGAACAGTCCATGTCGACTTCGACGCCTGCCACTCGGCCACGATCTCTTCCATCTCAGCCTCGATGCGGGGCACGTCGGACTCGCCCAACGCAGCCTCACCGCCAGACTGGTCCACGGCACGCGCGTACTCTCGCTCAAGTTCTTGCATTCGCGCATACAGTCCGGGCTTGCCGAAGATGACCAGCGAGCGCTTACTGATCGACGCGCCGCCGATCCAATCATCAAACGCATCTGAGAAGTCGTCAGACATGGTTCCTCCACGGGTTAGCCACGGGTACGGGTGAAACCTGCCGGGGCCGACCCGTGGCGGCGACCCCGGCAGGAGTTTCGTTAGATGCCAGCAACGGCAGTGATGAACGGGTAGGCCACCTGGATCTCGCAGGGCACCCGCCACTTGATGTAGCCGCCCAGGTCGCTCGGGGGCTGCGCTTCGTCGGTAATGAAGGAACCGCCGAGGTAAATCTCGTCGTCCGCCACCCAATCGGCGGTCGAGGCCAGCGAGGTCTTGCGGGCGTAACCGTAGAGCAACGCGCCCTTGACCTTGACCGCCTGGAACACGTCGTCGCCCTCAGTCGGCGCAGAGGCACCGGACCCATCGAGGTAGCGGAACGGCGTAATGCCGGCCTGGTAGTTCGACGCGCCGAGTGCGTTGGCGTTATTTGTGACGCAGAGCGCCTTCTCAGCAACCTTGTCCGAGTCGGTCGCGCCCCACAGGAAGTCGGACGACAGGATTGCGCACGAGGCGTCAATGCCGCCGTTCAGCTCGGNGATGGTGGGCGCGGCNGGATCGGCCGGCGCGGCGGTCAGAATGGTGAACTTGATCTTGCCGTCAGAAAGGCTTCTGGGCATTCGGGGTCACTCCTCGTCTTGATCCCCGGTAGCCGGGGTGGTGGGGGTTGATGTCTCCACGGGCGCGGAGTCACTGAATGCCACGGGTTCGGATGCCTTCGGCTTGGGCCGGGGCTTCCGCTCATCCGCCTTGTTCTGGCGGGGAGTCTTTGAGAGGTTGCGCGAAAGGGTCGGGAAGTCGAAGAAGTGTGCGGGGACTAGGGACTTCTCCCCCGTGGTCTTGTCGTATGCGTCAACAAACTGGGCCATGACTGCTCCTTGATCGGGACGGATGATCCACTCGCCGCGATGCAGGTCTATTGGCATCAGGCTGGGTCGGACTTGAGGGCGTAGACATCCACGCCGTAGGACGGGTGCCGGTTCGTACCCGGCAACGTCACGTCACGATCGACCTGAACCCGCTGCGAATCGATCAGCCGCAACTCGTGGACAAAACGCCCCGCGACGGTCGGATGCGCACCCAGAAGTGCCGCGCGGACAACACCAGCGGCGATCAAGGTCGCGTCAGTATTCGCACCGGCAGTAGTGACCCCTAGGGGCTCATCCAAGACGTCCTGCACGCCACAGAGCGAGTCCGCGACCATCAGGCCCGGCGAACACCACAACAGCACATAGGGGTAACCGGGCGTCTCTGGGACGTCAGCGAAATACACCCCATACCCGGTGGACACCAACAGCGCCTTGATGGCATCGATATGTGCCTTCACAGCACGTTCCCGAGCAACTTCTCAAGCGCCGACGTGAACTTAGGTTCCTCGCGGTCCAGCGCGCCACGCGGATCTTCGACCGTGCCGCCACCACGGGAGGTGCCAAAGTATGCGATGTTCGCTAGCGCGCCGGGATCGCCACGACCGGACGACGGCCCGATCTCAGCCTCAACAACGCCGCCACCGAATGCGGAAACCGAACGCAAGTCATAATTGATCTTGTAGTCGATTTGACCGAAGCTGCCCGACGCGGCCATCTTGGCGCGCAGATCTTCCTTAATGTTCAGCGCGCCCTTGGACACGACGCCACGCACGTCACGCTCCAACAGGTCGGGCGCGCCTTCCATCTCGGCGGCGAACTCACGAGGCGTCGTCATCAGTTACCCAACTCCTCGACGGGCAGGCGCATAGCAGTGGCGCGAGACTTGTGGAATGCGATAACGATGCGGTCCTTGGTGCCCTCAAGGTCAGGGTCGTCGGGGACGGTGACCCACTCGATGACATCGCCTACTTGCGGCTCGAAAGCGCCGACCGGGAAGGACGCGCTATTACCCTGAAAGGTGAAGGTGTGGCCAGCGGACCCGTGGGTACTCGACTGCCTGTTATACGACTGGCGATACGCCCTGCCCGTGTAGAGCGTTGATGTCGTAGGGGTCACAACGCCAGTAGCCGAAGTGGTTTGACCCGTGACGCGAGTGACCTTGGCGGCGGAAGTCATCAGGGCCTCAGCAGCACGCCGAGCACGAGCCAGCGCGGACCCGAGGCTCATCGGTACTCCACAACACCAGCGCCGCCACCAAAGCGAGCACGGAGATGTCGACGGGCAGCGGCTGGCAGGTCAAGGATCGACGCGACCGCCTGCTCGCCCTGTTGGTACTGGATGGTGTAGTCGTCAATGCGTTCCATGAACACGCGCGGGTCGAACGTTTCGCCAGCGGTCGCAGCAGAAGCGGCGGCAGATGTGAGATTGCAGACGAGATCCACAATGTCGGCGGGGACATCGGGGAGTCCGTGGGTCATCGTCACGACAACCTCGAACGGCTCGNACNCNTTGCCCCAGCCNCGACGNCGCCAGAGACGACCGTNCGCAAGTTTGTAGTCGGTGACAGCAGTGCCGTCAAGGGTGACCGACGCGACCGACTGAATCGGCTGGCCGGGCAGGTCGAGCAGTATCTCGCCCCATGCCGTCAGCGCGACCGTAGATGTGGCTTGGAGGATCGGGGAGCCGGCGGCATTTCGCACCGAGGCCGACGCCGCAGCCAGCATGGCCGCAATCAGCGCGGTATCGGTGATGTCGATGCCCCGAGCTTGGAGGTCCGTCGTGGTTGCCAAATCTGGTAGAGCCATGACGGACCTCCTCGATCAGTTCTTTTTCTTGAAAGAATCCGGCTTCGAGGTCGCCCTCTTGGCCGGCTTTGGCGTCTCGGTGACGTAGGACCATTCGCTGCCTTCGGGGCGAACGAGGCCGGAAGCAACGCTGTCCGGCAGGTCGTACACGTCACCGTTCGGCGCCTTCACCTGAGCCATCAGATGCTGGTCCACGAGGCAATGCCCGTGGGTCGGACAGCCTTCGCGCCGTAAACGTGGAGTCCACGCAGACGGTCGGAGAAACTGTCCTGGCCGCGCATGGCTTCTGTCTCACTGATCTGCGAGACAAAGGCCAATGACGGCTTGTACCAAGACACGACCTGCGGCTTGGCGGTGATGGGCAGGTTCTCGCTAGTCACCAGATCGAAGCCCATGAGACGACCGAGCGAAGCCTCGCGCAGACCGGCCGGCGAACCGGACTTGTCGACGTTGGTGATCTTCGACGCAGCCTCAAGCAACAGCGCCTCAAACTCGGCGTTGATGTAGGCAACCCGGCTGCCCTGCGGGACGAATGCCTTGTTGAGCGCCTTGCGGAGATCCCGCAGGACGTTCAACGCAGCGTCACCCGTGGTGATGGTCGACGCTGTGATGTGGGCGTTGGCAGCCAGACGCGGTGGCAAGAATGAACTTGTCCGCATCCTCTGCCATGCCCTGGCCGGCCGACACCGTGTAGGAGTCGAGCGAGCCGGCAGACTGCACCCGGTCGATGTCATCAATCAGGAAAGTCGAAGTTCTTTTCCTGGTTGATGAGGAGGTCAATCGACGTGGACGCGACAGCATCGGGCGTGGTCGTCCGAGAGTTCGCGGCGTAGTCCTTGACGGCGATGGCCGTGGCGGTGTTCACCTTGACGGTGTTGCCGACTCGCGCGTCACCCTCGTAGTCGCGGTTTACCGAGTTGGCGGCAAGCGCCGCCTCGCGGAAGTTGAGCAACATGCTCGCGTTCCAGATGGACGGAATGAAGCTCGTGAAAGCCATGATGTGCCCTTTCTAGGCGTCAGTTTTTGATCCCGAGGATGTTGTTGAATCGGCCCGCTTCTCGGGCTTCATTGATTTCCTCGGGGGTCATGCGATCCGCGTCAGCCTTGGTGAGCTGACTGGCCGTGGCGGCCCCGTTGCGAGCGCCGCCGTCTGCCGAACCCTGGAATCGCGTGCCTTGCGCTGCGAGGTAGGGCTTGCTGGTGAGGAGGTCATCAACCGCTTGCGCGATTGCCGACGAATCAACTTCGCCGTCCGATCCGACCTCGAAATCGGAAAGATTGATGTACAGGAGGGCGTCGGCCGGGTCGGTCAGCTTCTTCGCTGCCTCGGCACGGACGTTCGCCTTGAGGATGCGCTCATTCGCGCCAGCCAGCGCCTCATCCTTGACGCGCTGGGCTTCCTGCGCGGCCGTGTGCTCGACTTCCTTGCCGTCGAGCTTGGCCTGCAACGCGGCGAGCGCGGCGGCCTGCTCCTTGGACGACTTCTCGGCGTCCTTCCACTTGGCCTTCATGGCGTCGAGCGCCTTCTTGCCGGCGTCGCCGAGCGTGTCGGACCCCTCGGTAGAATCTGTTTCTACGGCGTCCGTGTCGGCTGTTGACGTAGACGCGCCTGACTGGTCTGCGGTGCCGTCAGCGGTCGAATCTGTGGTGCTGGCGTCGGTATCCGTGGATGCGGTAGTCGACTCAGGCATCGCGGACACCGAGCCCGTCCTGCAACAGGAAGGTTGCGGCATCGCGGGCCATCAGATCGGCGGCGTCTGTACTGAAGCCGCCCTCGATGAGCTCGGTTCGGTAACTGGCGAGCACCTTGGCGGTGGTCATTGGGGTTTCGGTTTCCATGTTCTCTCCATTGCGGTGAGTGGTGCATCCGGCCGCCTTGCGCGGTCGGAAGAATTAGCGGATGTAGCCCGCCTTGGCGAGCATCCGAAGGGCATCGTCGTTGTCGGATGCGAGATTGAAGATTCCGGCTGGCGTCAACTTCCCGCCGCGCACTTGGACCTTGCCCGCGACCTTGAGGCCCGAGGCGGTACGTCGCACGTTCACGACGCGGCTCATATCGGCGCCCATCTCAATCGCGCGAGCGTCATCCTTCGACAGGTCGGTNATGCGGCCNGCGCGGAACAGNTCGTCGGGGGTTTCGATGACCTCGCCGAATCCGCCACGNGTCGTCGCAACCATCGTGCATTTGCAGTTGCTGTGACGCAGGAAACCAGACGAGCGAGGATAGAAGCGACCCGCGAGGATGGCGCACCGTGAGCAAC